ACTTCTCGAAATTGGGAGCGGCAACGTCAATGGAGTAGTGCCCGGCCTTAACATCGAGGAAGCGGTAATCGCCAACGCTATTGGACTTGACGACGCGGGTGGCGCCCTCGTCCGTATTGGTGAGCGTCACCGTCGCGCTGGGGACCACAGCGCCAGCTGTGTCCTTGATGGAGCCGACGATGGCTCCCTGCGTGGATTGCGCGCGGGCTTGTGAAACGGCAAGCACGAGCATCAGCAACAGGCTGAGGATCGTGATTGGCCTCTTCAGCATGAGATGCCAGAAGGAATAGTTGGTACCGTACATGGATTACTGCCTCCAAAGAAAGCTGTATGGGTAGGGTGAAGTCAAGCCGCTCAGGCAAAGTGAGAACGAGGTATCTCTCGCTTGCATTCGGACAGGTAACCGGTGGGGTATAAGGTTCAACAAAAAACGAGCCTGATGCCGAAGAGTCCAAGAGGACGCCTCTGCTCGCATAGATTCAGGCTATTCGGCATAAGTTAAAGGCCGTTGAATGTAAGCCGCGTAGCGTGTGGAAATGAGGGCTTAACGACGATAGAAGTGTGAATTTTTCAAGAATTGATCGAACTGGTTATTCAGCCTCAGGGGGGGACCTGGTTCTTGTCGATCCAGACGGGCCAACATCGCTACGCGCATATCACCGTGCTGCACAGAGCCGGGACAAGCTGAGGACGCATCTGCTGACCAACGTGCAACCAGCGCTCGATTCGCCCTGGATCCTGGACAGCATCACCACCATCAAGACACTATTCGGCAAGCAGACTGGATGATCTATCTTCACCAGACGAAGAATGGGAGTGGTCGGTATATTCGTCTTAAAATAATCTGGCCATGGCTGCTTTGGGTAGTTCGGTGTGGCACTGGAGAGGGCCGGAATGAGGGCGTTATCTGGCATTTCCTCCGTCATACCTTTGCCAGTTGGCTCATTATGCACAGTGTAAACTTGAGAACAGGTGCAATTGCTGATGGGGCACAAGTCCATCTCGATGGCGGTGCGCTATGCTCATCTAGCGACACATCACAAGATCGCGGCGGTGGAGTTGATTGTTCGACCATGGACAAAATATGTTCGAACCAGAGGACGCGAGTCTTTAGATCCGTAAGTTACTACATCTAAACAGTTTGCACAAACGTGGGCGAGTAGCTCAACTGGATAGAGCACCGGCCTTCTAAGCCGGGGGTTGCAGGTTCAAACCCTGCCTCGCCTACCATGTGTCTGGCAATCTTCTGAATTTTCAAGGAGATTGTCAAGTGTCTACCCTTGGAAGTTCTTTTAGAGCACCGGCTGAAATGCCCAAAAAGGGGCTTTTGGCCGTGTTTGCGGCGGTTCTGACCTGGCTCCTCTGGCCAGTGATCGGATGCCGTCACCCTCACACAACCCTGCCTTTCAACGATCAGCAAACCTGCCTGGATTGCGGATCGACCCGCCCGTACCTCTTCCACACCGATTTTGAGCACGCCGACGCCGGTATTTTTATCGGCAAATGGCGGAAGCCTGTCTGCCCCCAGTCCGCCCATCAAGTGGCCGCGAACTCCGTTGCCTTGTCTCTCAAGGCGGTGCTCTAGTGGCCGGCCAAGCGTGCATCACCATCAAGGTTGACATCGGTGAGGCGGCCCGCCGGGTGCTCATTTCGCACTATCGGCAACGCAAAGCGGAGCTTGATGAAATCTCCGCCGCCGTCTCCAAGGCCCAGTGGGCGCTCGATGAATTCATGCACCAATGCGGGTTGCCGGATGAAGTCAAGCTCGTTCCGGCAAGCCAAGAATCGGCGGTGCGGGAATGAAACTCGGACACAGCCGCTCAACCCTTGGCGCGAATCCCCTGCACGGAAACCTGTTCAACCCCAACGAGACGCCGCAACTCTTCTGTGACGCACCGGCACAGGACGGGCAACGCCTCATCTCACAGCAAGCCCAGGTCGAGGCCGTCATGGCCGATGGCTTCTGGCGCACCCTGCCCAACATCTGCACCGAACTCCGCCGCCGTCACCCTGGCAGCAAGCACGGGGAGGCGTCTATCAGCGCGCGGTTGCGGGATATGCGCCGTCGCGGATGGACGGTTGAACGCGAACGCACACGCCCAGGTAGCGGCCTCTATCAGTACCGCGCCGTCAAGATCGAGGCGGCCACATGCTAATGGTCTCCGAATCTCCGCGCGTGATCCGCACCCAAGACACATTCATCCGCACTTTCACCGGCAAGAAATTCTGGCCGCTCGATCCAACGCCAGAAGAGGTGGACATTGAAGACATTGCCCACGCTCTCTCTCTTGTCTGCCGGTTCACGGGGCACACTTACTGCTTTTACAGCGTGGCCGATCACAGCTTGCGCGTGAGCAAGCTGGCAGAGCAGTTGACGATGGCAGAGCACGGTGCGCTCTCACTCCGCGTGAAGGCGGCCCGCGAGATGGCTCTGTGGGGTCTGTTGCACGATGCCTCAGAGGCTTATCTCTGCGATGTGCCCAGCCCGCTCAAGCGCGCGCCTGGCCTGGGGCAGCTCTACAAGGGCTTTGAGCGCAACCTCATGGAAGTTATCAAAGAGCGGTTCGACCTATCACCACACGAGCCTGCTGTGGTGAAGCACGCCGATTGCATCTTGCTCAACACCGAAATGCGCGACCTGATGGATGTTCCGCCCGCTGATTTGGAGCAATGGCAATGCGGTAGCGAACAGTTGCCGGAGACGATCTATCCGCTCGATCCGCAACACGCCGAGGTGGAATTCATCCGCCGATTCCACTACCTCACAATGGCGTGCAAAGTAGAGCGCATCGCCCAACAGATCAGCTAGAAAAGGCGGCGACATGGACACCTGCGTTGAGTTGAAAACATGCGAGGCTTGCGGCTCTATCTTCACGCGCCCTAGCACTCAGACAAACCCTTACTGCGCGCGTTGCACGGAAATGCTGAAAGACTTCCCGACGCCGGAGAGCCGCAAGCGCCGTGGCCGCCCTGCCACGAAGCACCTTAAGCGCAACATTGCTCTCGAAGGAATCACGATCCGCATGGAGGTTGACGCGTGAAGAGCGCATTCGCCAGTACGCCTAAACCATCGCTCACACGGCCCGCACAGAAGAAAGCCAAGCCCGTGCAAGAGCCGGAAGAGATTGAGTTGTATTTCCTCCGCGCCCATGCGCACGGCCTGTTGCGGCGCTACCTCTACGCATCCATGCAACCTTGCCGCGTCAGTTCCACTTTGCGTGACCCGGTGGGCCGAGGATGGGTTTCAAGCCGGCCAATCATGTGCTTTGAAGATGCCGCGATTTTCGTTCACGACATGGAGAAGTGCATCAAGGCGCTGCCCTCACTCGATAGGGACATCCTCAACCGCGTGGTGATTCAGGAATACACGCAAACCGAGGCGGCCGTGTTGCTCGGCATGGCCACGCGCACGATGTCTTACAAATTCGCGGCGGCCATGGACCGCCTCACCGCAAAGCTGATCGAGGCGGAACTTCTCATCCTGCCCGAGTAACTCAACCCTCAACCAAAGGAGATGCTATGACGTTCACGGTTCACATTCCTCAACTGATCTTCATCGCCCTCGTGGTCCTCTCGTTGGTCATCGTTGCAACGATGCACGGGAAACCAAAGACCGGAAAATACAACATCTTTGTCGAGCTGCTCTCGGCTGCAATCTCATTCGGTCTGCTCTATTGGGGCGGATTCTTCAAGTAAACAGAGCTACCCTCACACCCTCAACCCTGTAAGTCACGAAGGAGCACCATGGCAACAGCAGTAAGTCCAGAGTTAGCGGCCAAGAAAGCGGCGGAGACGCCGGAAGCCGCACCTATGAAAGCGGCCATCTCTCTGAGCAATCTGAAACAGGCGCTCAAGATTGTGGGCATGGCCATTGAACGTACGGCCACCATCCCGATTCTCCAATGCGTCCGCATGGAGCAAATACCGGACGGCCTGGCGCTCGAAGCAACGACCCTTAACGTGTATGTTCGCGCGGTTGTGAAAGAGCTGGGCGGCCCTGAAAAGCCGGTTGTGATCCCTGCGGAGAAATTCACCGCATGGACAAAGCTCCTGGCCGGTGACGATGTGAAGATCAGCGCCACGGATCGGCGCGCCACGATGCAATGCGGCCGTTCGCGCGCCGTGCTTCCGGTGATGCCGGCGGCGAGCTGGCCCAGCAATGAAGTGTACGGAATGAAGGCCGAGGGCATCACGCTCACCCAGGGTGACTTTGCGCGCGCTCTGCGCTTTGTCATGATCGCTGTGTGCCAGGAGGAATCGCGCTACACGCTCAACGGCGTGCTGCTACAAGGTGACGGTGAGCGGTTGCGGCTTGTGGCCACGGACGGACACCGCCTCATGGCGTACACGCTTCCATGCACAGAGAAAATAACTCTGCTACTGCCCAGCCGGTTCATCAAGGCTCTGTTGCCGCTGCTCAACGATGAAGACGGCGGCGTCGATCTGTGCTTCAGCGACCGGATGATTCTCTCCAGCATTGACGCGGACATGCGGGTCTATGTGGCGTCAACCAAACTGACCGGACAGTTTCCCAACTGGGAAGCGGTGATGCCCTCCGGAAAGCGCACGGAAATCACCGTCAACGCCAAAGAGATGCTTGCCAGCCTTGAGCGGTGCGGGCTGCTCAGCGATGAACGCTCGGGATGCGTTCGGCTCACGTTCGATGAACAGATCACCATCGAGGCGTCAAGCAGCCAGAGCGGCGAAGCTACGGAAACGGTGGACTGCAAAGGTCACCCGCAACAGAAGCTATACATCGGCGTCAACGGCGCGTATCTGACCGACCTGGTCAAGCGGCTTGACGGCGAAATCACCATCTCTCTACCGGACACCAATCAATCGCCGTTGCTCATCAAGGCCACCCCGCACGAGGGCGAAACGCTGGGTTACGTCGTGATGCCCATGAGGGTGTGACATGGCATCCGGACGCTTTCAATGGACCCCGGAGGCAATCCAGCGCCTCCGGGAGAATCCAAACACAAAACGTGCCTATCTAGCTGATTTGCTCGGCTGTACTGAATGGGCAGTGAGCGCCAAGCGTGCCGAAATCAGGCGCGCTGAGCATGGAGGCCGACAACCCTCCATCTCTCGCAAGTACCAGGCGCTTGCGCGCGAGGCAGACAAGCGCCGTGTGCGCAGAATGATGGAGTTGGCAGAACGAATCGGCCAACTCAAACGGCAGAAAGAAAGGGCCGCGTAGATGGCACTCAGAGCTGTACCGGATCACCCTAAATTCGCAGACCTGAAAGCCAGGCTGGGCCGTCCCAAGTACGTGGCGCTTGGATGCCTTGAGGCTATCTGGCACTTTACCGGGCGCTTTACTCCGCAAGGGAATCTTGGCAAGTACACCGATCAGGCAATCGAGGCGTGGGTTGAGTGGGACGGTGAGCCGGGCGCGCTGATTGCCGCCCTGGTCGGCGCGGGATGGCTTGATGCCGATCCGGTTCACCGGCTGCTTGTGCATGACTGGGCACAGCACGCGGACAAGGCCACAAAGAACGCCCTGGGCCGCGCTCATGTCGGATTCTGTACAGACCCTGTACGTACGGCGAGTGTACAGAGTACGGACGAAAAGCCCGAATCGGGTACGGTGTCCCGCCTACCGGAGCCAGTACCAGTTCCTGTTCCTGTACCAGTACCAGAGCCAGAGACAAAAGCAAAAACAAAGGCCGCTACGCCAAAAGCTCCGCTGTTTGTGTTGCCGGATTGGATTTCCAAAGAAGTGTGGGCCGCTTTCGAGGAGATGCGCCGGAAGATCAAAAAGCCGATGACAGACCACGCCCGCAACAACATCGTGGCTGATCTGGTCCGGATCGAGGCGACGGGACAACACGCGGAAGACGTGCTCAACCAAAGCATCACCAACGATTGGCGCGGAGTCTTCCCGCTCACGACAGCAAACGGAGGCAGCAATGGACGTGGAGGCGGCAGTTTCGGCAATCGTGGCCAGGCAAGAACCAACGGCAATCTCGAAGCTCTCAAAGCCAGCCTTGAGGGATCAATGCAAAGTGATTTTGACCGGACTGGCGGAAGCCCGGCAAGCATCCGTGAGCGCGGAGACGTTGAAGCTGTACTCCGCCCATCTGTGTGACTTTGAGCCGGGCGACGTGCGGGATGTGGTGCGCACGCTGGCCATGCGCAAGCGCGCTGAGGGTGAGACAGCTTTCCCCGCCCTGGGCGATTTAGTTGAGCCGTTGGAACGGAAACGCGAACGGCGGCGGGAAGAGAACAAGCGGGCCGGGCAACGGCAAGCGGAGATTCAAGAGTTTTGGCGCATGGTTCCCGGATGGATGGAAATCACAGGCCAGAGTGAAGCGGAAATTTTAGAGCGTTGGCCCAGCTTCAAGGGCACGAAACCGAGGGTGTGATGGCAGAGCAATCCAGTTTAGACGTGAGCAGATGGCAAGCGGCAACGTGCGGTTTCGTGTACACACCGGCGCTGTGGTTTTTCTTCCGGATGATCGAGGTCGCGTATCTTGACGCACGAACCATCTACCCGGCCAGTGCGCCTGGGCAGAGGACAGCAACCGCGCCGTGCGCAGCTCCGCCGCCTCTGTTGAGCGGGATGGCCGTGCCCATGGTTGTTTCCGACGATGAACCGTTGCCGGCCTCGGCGTTGAAGTATCCCGGCAAGCCCACGGATGAGGCGTTGCTTGCGCGTGATTGGATTGCACGGTCGGAAGCCGCGCCAACATGGGCGTACGCGCTGGGCGCATCGCATGAGTTTCTGAGCTTTCCGGAGTGCTGCCAGATTTTAGGACTCGATCCGGATGTGGAGAGAGCGGCCTTGCTCGAAGTGATTGACAAGGCTGTGGACAGTGACAATGACGAGGCCTGGGCGCGCTTGGATGAGCTGAGCACGCGTGAGCCTCAAGACGACGTGGAGCCTCTGTTCGATGCGCCACGGGTTGTGCCGGCGCTGGATCAACTAGCGCTGTTCGCGTAAGGGAGAACGATGAAAGAACGTCCCATCTTATTCAGCGGCCCGATGGTCCGCGCATTCCTTGAAGATCGCAAGACGAACACGCGGCGAGTAATCAACTTTGACACGGTAGGCAACAGAGAACAAAGCCGCAATTGCTTTGGACCGGACGGATACGACACAGTGGGTGAAAAAAGCATCATTCGTGTCCCGTGGACGGTTGAAAGTTTGAAGCATCTTCTTGTCTGCCCGTTCGGAGAAGTAGGCGACCGGCTCTGGGTGAAAGAAACATACTTCGCGTGGCGCTGCAAAACCTACACGTCAGAGGGAATGACCGAAGGCCCCGAACAGTGCGTGTATGCCGCAGACGGCGGAACATTGCTCAATGGTGCGAAATGGCGTCCGTCAATCTTCATGTTCCGCAGGTTTTCTCGGATCACGCTTGAGATTACCAATGTTCGTGTGCAGCGGTTGCAGGAAATCACAGAGGAAGATGCGCAAGCTGAGGGCGCTCTATTCCATGACGGCGGCGGCATCGGGCACAGCGGATGGAGGCATGACATCAACCACGGCTTTGTGTACGGAAATGCCCGGACTTCATTTGCTAAGCTGTGGGATTCTCTCAACGCGAAACGCGGATTTGGATGGGACGAAAACCCGTGGCTATGGGCGTTGACCTTGCGCCGCGTGAAAGAGGGTGCGTGATGGGTGAAGTTACGAAAATTGCGTGGTGCGATCACACGTTCAACCCGTGGATCGGCTGCACGCGCGTATCGCCTGGCTGCCAGCACTGCTACGCAGAAACGCAGAACAACTTTCACAAGTGGAATGGCGGCGCATGGGGGCCGGGCACAGAGCGGCGCATCACAAGCGACGGCAACTGGGCACAGCTCCGCAAGTGGGACCGTAAGGCGATGTTAGAGAGAGTGCGCCGCCGCGTGTTTGTGGCCTCACTCGCCGATGTGTTCGATGCAGAGGCTCCGGTTGACGCGCGTGAGCGGCTTTGGCTTGAGATTGAAAGTTGCGCTCATGGGCTTGATTTCTTATTGCTCACGAAACGGCCGGAGAATTGGTTCAAGTACCTGCCCGCGCATTGGCTTTCCGATTGGCCCGCGCATGTGCGCCTTGGATTCACGGCTGAGGATCAGACGCGCTGGGAAGAGCGTGCAAAGATCGCTCTTGACTTTCGGTTGACGGTGCGGAACTGCCTGCCGTTCTTTGTGAGCTGCGAACCGCTGGTCGGTGAAATCGATCTTCAGTTGGTTCAACTGCCAGGACCCAACCAACTCGCCGGCCATGATTGCGCGGTGGACCTGACCACGGCGCGTATCAATGACCGCCCGCTGATTGGATGGGTGATCGTGGGCGGTGAGAGCGGCCACGATGCACGCCAGATGCAAGCGGATTGGGCGCGGCGGTTGAGGGATCAATGCACCCATGCCGGCATACCATTCTTTTTCAAGCAGTGGGGCGAATGGGTGCCAACCACCGATCCAAGCATTGCGAAGGCGCGCGGAATCCCACTTGAGCGGTGCATGAGTTACGTCGGCAAGAAAGCGGCCGGTAACCTACTTGATAGACATGAGTGGATGGAGTTTCCCAAGTGACAACGGGAAAGACTACCTCAACGCTAACCCTTGGCAGCTCCTTTGCCGGGATCGGTGGTATCGATCTCGGCTTTGAGCGCGCCGGATTCACAACCGTTTGGCAGGTAGAAAAGAACGCGGATTGCCGCCGCATCTTGAGGACGAATTTCCCACATGCAAACAGAAAAGTTACAGACGTGCGATACGGGGGGGGGAGAAACCTCCAAAGGGTTGATGTTATCGCCGGCGGCTTCCCTTGCCAAGACCTCAGCATTGCCAACGTTGGATGGGGCGAGGCCCGTGGGCTTGACGGAGAGCGATCCGGCTTGTTCTTCCACATGGCAAGAATCATTCGCGAGTTACGACCAAGAGCAGTTGTCATGGAAAACGTCTCAGCTCTGCTTAACCGGGGATTGGGGCGTGTACTCGGAACCTTGGCCGAGGGCGGGTATGACGCAGAATGGGAGTGCATTCCAGCGTGTTCCGTTGGCGCGGATCACCAAAGAGACAGGATATGGATCGTTGCCTACCCCCGCGAAACGCGATGGGCGGGATGTTTCTTCAGGCAAGGCGTTCTTGAGCCAGCGACGGCGGCATTCTCCCAGTTTAGCCACAACGCTATTGGAAGGTGGAGCGAACTTCCGGCAGCTATACAACGCCTACCGCATAGCGATGGGCTTTCCGTCGGGATGGTCAGACGGCTTGTTTCACCGTACGGAAACTCAGTAATTCCGCAGATACCCTACGCCATTGCGCTCCGGCTCAAAGAGCTTCTGACCGAAGATTGATTCGTCTCTATTGATTTCGGCCCGGCTCCGGCTGGGCCTTTTCTTTTTTGGGCGTGGTGATCCCGGTTGGGCTCGAACCAACAACCCTCAGCTTAGAAGGCTGATGCTCTATCCATTGAGCTACGGGACCGCCGTTTTCAGTCTACCCGAGCCGCAATTGACGAGAAACGGGAATTTTCTCTACCTAGAAATGGACAGCCCTAGAAAACAATGGCTTTCTTGCGCGGTTTCGGGATTTGGTTACCACAATGGCTACCAGAGATGAAAAACAACCTTACAGTTGCCCGAATCCGCGCATTGGAGCCTCAAGCGAAGCGTTACAAGGTCACAGATGGGCGAGGCCTGGCTTTGGAAGTGCAGCCGAGCGGAAGAAAGACTTGGCGTTTGCGCTACACGCTCCGTAGACGGCGCACAGAGATAAATCTGGGTGGATTCCCTCACCTGAGCCCTGCGGACGCACGACAGAGGCGCGACGTGCTGTTATCGGCCATCTCTGAGGGAACATCTCCAGCCGAACAGCGGCGCAAGGAAAAACTTGCGGAAGAGCGCGGCGAAACCGTTAAAGCGTTCGGCGAGAAGTATTTGACCGGGCATGTGCAGCGACGGAGGCGGGATATTGCGCCCATGCGCCGGTATTTAGAGCGAGACGTGTATCCGGTGATCGGCAACCGGGCAATCGGCTCGATCCACACAGACGATGTGCGGGAGTTGATCTTCAAGCGCGTCGAAGAGGGCAAGCCGCAAAGCGCGCTGGCTATCCGTAACTTGCTGAAAAGATTGTGGGATTACGCGCTTGTGCGAGGCGTTGCGGATAAGAATCCGTTGAGCGCGATCCCAGCCAAGTTTGTGGCGGAGATGAGCGAACGCAATCGAGCGTTGAAGCCAGGCGAACTCACAGCGTTTCTCAAAGCTCTTGAAATGGCCCGAATTCGCCCCGATCTGAAAGCAGCTTTGTGGTTCATTTTGTTGACGTTGACACGCAAAGGCGAGGCACGGCGCGCGCGCTGGGATGAGTTCGATTTGGACAAGGCGGAATGGGCTTTGCCGGAAGCGCACAGCAAGACAGACACGCCGCTTGTCGTGCCGTTGCCACGGCAGGTATTGGAGTTGCTGAGAGCACAGCGCGAACGGCATCCACGCGCAAGCGTTGTGTTTCCCATGCGCGCCGCCGATCACACACCGATTGCAGCCAGCACACTCAACCGTGCGTTGAGCCGTATCCCTGTGAAGATAGAACACTTTACAGTGCATGACTTACGTCGCACAGCAGCCACCAACCTGAGTGAGCAAGAGTACAACACCGACGTGATTGAGAAGGCGCTCAATCACAAGCTCAAGGGTGTGCGTGGTGTTTACAACCGCGCCCAATATGCCAAGCAAAGAGCCGAGATGCTGCAAGCATGGGCTGATTGGCTGGACAAGTTGAAGAATTAGCGCGGTTTCGGAGAGCACAGGTAAGACAGAGATAGAGGGCGTCTGCGGGATGGGACGGGTTGCGGCCCGGTGCGCTGTGTTGGCTTTACCTGCATATCCATATTCCCACACGGGCCAGACGCTTACTCTTTGGAGGACTATCGACGGCAAGTCTTTGATACACAACACGATGTGAGTACATCACTAGATGGGCCTCAGCCGCTCTCGGGCGCGCGGGTCCTTCCCCCGTGTGGCCCGCTGAGGGTGACGCGCCATCCCACGTGTGCCCTAGCGCCAGGGATTTTTAACCCCATTTCCGTTTCCGCGCCTATGCCTAAGCCTGAAAACCCGCGCAATTACTCCGCGTTGCCCGTTTCGGACGTGGCGGAGTTGCTTGGAGTCACTGACCGGCAAGTCCGCAACTGGATCAAAGACAAAGGCTTACAGTCCAAGTCCGATCCGCGCGGCCTGATGCTTGACTGGCCCACCACGCTCAAGTGGTACGTGGCCTATCAGGCGGACAAAAACCTCGGAAATGGCGGAAATCGCCGCCCGATTCCTGGCTCCGATGGTTCCGAAGTGCCTACCGAGACGCTGGAAGAGGCCATTTTGCGTAAAACCATGGCCGAAGCGGACCTGAAAGAGCTTCAACTTGCCCGCGAACAGGGTCAGATTGTGGCCATTACCGATCTGGAGCGCGTTCTCGCCAACTCGAACCGCTCCATCCAAACCCAAGTCCTCGCCCTGCCCGCCGGCCTGGCTCCCCAGCTGATCGGCATGGATGATCGTCAGAAGATTTTTAACCTGATCGACCGGAGTTGCCGTTCGCTTCTCAGCAACCTGGCCAACATCGATGCCATCCGCCAGGCCCGCGCCCAGGAGCCGGAATCGGAAGAGGAATGATCCGGCACCGCCAGCCCTACCAAACCTCACCCGAGGGGATGGCCGCCACGGGCCGCGCTTTCAATAAGGCGCACAAGATGTTTTTGCCGCCCGCGCCGCTCACACTTTCCCAATGGGCAGACGAGTACGCCCACATTCCCAAGGAAAACTCCGCCTCTCCCGGAAAGTTCCACACCTCCACGCTGGAGTATCAGCGCGGCATCATGGATGCCATCACCGATCAGGACACCGAGACGGTTGTCCTCATGCTGGCCGCGCAGTCCGGAAAAACGCAGTGCGCCAACCTCAACCCCATCGGCTATTACAGCCATTGGGAGCCATCGCCGATCCTGTGCGTACAGCCCACCCTGGCCGAGGCGGAGAAGTTCTCCAAGAACCGCATCGCCAAGATGATCCGGGACACGCCCGTGCTCCGCGAACTGTTTCCCTCGCCGCGTTCGCGGGACTCCGGCAACACCCTGCTCAACAAAGAATTCCCCGGCGGCGTTCTTGTCATCGTCGGCGCAAACTCTCCGCTGGGACTGCGCGGCCTTCCCGCGCGCGTCATCCTCATGGACGAGGTGGACGGCTACGAGGAGTCTGCCGGCACGGAAGGCGATCCGGTTGACCTTGCGAAAAAGCGTTCCACGAAGTTTTGGAATCGCAAAATCGTCCTCACCTCGACGCCGCACATCAAGAACCTCTCCCGCATCGAGCGGGCCTTTGACTCTAGCGATAAGCGGTACTATTTCGTACCCTGCCCGCACTGCGGTGAGATGCAAAAGCTGGAGTGGTCGCGCCTCAAATGGAAAACCGAAGACATCGCCGTGAACTCACGGCCGCGCGTGGTCGATTGGTACTACGTCTGCGTTAACGGTTGTGAAATCCGCGAACGGTCCAAGCATGAAATGATCCGCAGCGGATCGTGGCGTGCCACCGCCGTGAGTCACGACGGCAAGACGGCCGGCTTCCATCTCAATGCGCTCTACGGTGTGGTCGATTGGTTGAACCTCATTCAGGAGTGGCTCGAAGCGCAGACATCCCTTGAGCGGATGAAAGTCTTTGTGAATACGAACCTCGCCGAGACGTGGGAGATTCGCGGAACCGGCGCGAACATGACAGAGCTTGAAAAGCGCCAGCGATTTGAGCATGACATCCTTCCCTCTGGCGTTCTATGGCTCACCGCCGGCGTGGATACCCAGGACAACCGCCTCGAATGCACGGTGTGGGGATGGGGACTTGACGATGAACGCTGGGCCATCGAGCACAAAGTATTTCCCGGAGATCCGTCTTTGCCTGACACCGATCCGGCCAGCCCGTGGGCCGCGCTCCGTGAATACCTGTTGGAAGATTGGGAGCACCGCACCGGCGTGACGATGCGCATTTCCACCGTGCTCATTGACTCCGGAGGCCACCACACAGAGCGCGTGTACGAGTTCACGCGCAAGCATGAGCTGCGCCGCTGGCACGCCATTGTGGGTCGCGCCGGAATCGGTAAGCCATTGTTGAGCCAGGGTACTCGCCTCGGGCCTTACAAAACGCTGGTCTACACCGTGGGCGTTGATACCGCCAAAGAGGACGTGTTCACTTCGCTCCGTATCCGCAAACCCGGCTCGCAGTTTACTCACTTCAGCGATGCGCTCGACGCCGAGTACTTCCGCCAACTCACTGCGGAAAAGTTTGTCATCACCAAAAAAGACTTTCAGACCGTTGGTAATTGGGTGAAGACAGGCGACCGCAATGAGGCCCTCGATTGCGCCGTCTACGCGCGCGCTGCTGTTCAGGTGCGCCGGCCCAACTTCCGCAAGATCGCTCGCAGTCTCTTCCGCACGGCGGAAAAGCTCCGCCTTGAGCGCGAGGCCGCCGGTATGCCAACACCCGCACCCGCCGAGGAGTACATCGGCTCCGTACAGGAATCATCCGAAAGCGAAACGCCGTCCGATTGGGCACAGAAGACAGCCGATACGGCCGTGAAACTGGCAGGGGTGCTAACCCAGGCAGCGAAACCCGCGCCCGTGCGCCGCCGGCCGTCCGCCGCATCCCGGCTCCGCAACTTTGGCCGGACCCTCTAAAAGAAATCACTCGGTATCGTGCTCGCCGTCACATATCGAGCTATGATTGCATCGTACGATACAAACAGATCAGGAAAGAGGAGCCACGATGACAAACGTACAGGCACAGGAAATGGTAAGCAGCGCACGGTACCACATTGTTCGCGCTCGGCAGGATAGGGGAGAGTTTGCTGGTGAACCGGTCTATCAGCAAGCATGGCAAATCCTCTTTGCTGCCGAGAATTTGTTGAGCGACCCCACCAATACGCACTATGCCAAGGTACTGGAGGCGGCCCGTGCGTGAGTGGATCATTCAACGCTGTACGCAACAATGGATCGGATTCGACCTCCAATATGAGGATTTTCCCACGCCAGAGGGCCGAATGACGCGCGAAACTATGGTCACGGTTTTGGAGCGCGTTTGCCATGAGAATCCCGATGATGAGTTTCGCGGGCACCGCGCACAGCGCACAGCGGTGGCGGCATGAAAGACAAGATCACAGAGCAGCAATACCTCGATTTTCAAGCCGCGTTCGATTTCTTTAACGCTCAACTCTTTGCGGACTCGCTGCCTCAAGTGCTTGTCACTCTCCAGCGTCACGCCAAGGCGCGCGGATACTTCGCCCCGGAACGCTTTCATGGTCGCGGAAACAAAGTCACCATCCATGAAATTGCCCTCAACCCCGATTGCTTCTGTGATGAGACAGACGAGCGCATTCTCTCTACCCTGGCGCATGAGATGGCTCACCTTTGGCAGCAAGCCCACGGCCGCGCGCCGCGCCGCTGCTATCACGACCGTGAGTGGGCGGGGAAGATGAAAGCCATTGGCTTGCAGCCTACCACGACGGGCGGTCCCGATGGCAAAGAGACAGGCCAGCACGTCACCCACTTTGTGGTGAAGGATGGTCCCTACGCCCGCGCCTATGCCAAGCTCAAGGCCAAGGGCCTCAAACTCCGCTGGGAGTCGCCTGCGCCGATGGCCGCCGAGGCCAAGGCAAAGAACGAAAGCAAGACAAAATTCACCTGCCCATCATGCGAACAGAACGCCTGGGCCAAGCCGGATGCCGTGCTGATCTGCGGCAACTGCTTTGAAGATGATCCCCGCGACCCGCAAACCATGCTTGCCAACGCTTAAAAGCTCTAAATTCGCGCTAAATCGCCAAGGTTGCCCATAGTCAAGTTATGGGCAACCTACTCAATCCAGCTACGCCGATTAACCAATTCCATGATTCCGATATTCCGCTGGAGCCCACCGACCTCCGCGCCGGAGATTCATGGAATTGGATGCGCGTGTTTCCTGATTTCCCCAGCGGACTCTACCAGCTCAAGTACATCCTCAACAGCGCGAACAACCGCTTTGTGATCGATGGAACGCCGATAGCGACGGCCAATCCTTCGACATTCAGACTCCCGCAACGCTCACGGCTACCTGCCCATCTGACACCTATCAGATGGTGGCTATCCTGCTGGGCATTACGGGCACCACGGCCGCCGGTGAGCAAGTCACCTTGCCGTTGCAGGACGTGTGCGTGTCGGCGAACCTGGCCACCGCGACCGGGCCCGTGGATACGCGCAGCGATATCAAGAAAAATCTCGACGCTGTGAATGCGTGTCTCCTGGGCAACACCGATCCCAGCGTATCGGAATACATGATTAACGGCCGCCAGCTTCGCCGTTTTCCCCGCTCCGATCTCATCAAAGAGCGTTCATTTTGGCGCGCTCAATACAAAGCCGAACTCCGCGCCAAGGGTGAGTATGCCGGTTGCCGCCGCGTGATCGGTTTCCGCTTCACAACGAGTCTGTAAGGGAGCCGCATGGCACACGTTGAACCAATCAATCGCAGCATAGTTTCTCGCTTTCGCGGCGCTCTCGACGTGTTCATGGGCAAGCGTTCGCTCACTTCCGATTCCACCTTGGCTCAACTCGGTGGGGGCGGCGGATACTCCGGCTTTCAGGCCGCAAAACTTGGCCGCCTCAGTGTCGATTGGCCTTCAGCCTCGCGCTCAGCCGATCAGGACTTACAGGTCGATCTGCGCAAGCTCCGCGCCCGTGCCCGCGATCAGGCCATCAACTCACCTATTGCCTCTCGGTTCCTGGGCATGGTGCGCGCCAATGTTGCCGGCCGCCACGGCGTCAAGCTGGCGTTCAAGGTTGCCCAGGTACGCAAGAGCAAACAGAGCAACGGCCTCGATGAAAAGGCAAATGAGGAGTTGCGCCGCGCGTGGCGTGAATGGGGCAAGAAAGGCTCCTGCACCGTCTGTGGTCGCTACTCGTGGCGCGAGGTGCAACGGCTCATCACAGAGAACACAGGCCGCGACGGAGAGCAGATTATCCGCAAAGTCTACGTGCCCAAAACCGTCAACCCGTTCGGGTTTCAGATACAGCTCCTTGACGCCGATCAGCTTGACGACAATTACAACCTTATGGGCCGCGCCGATGGATCGCAGATACGTATGGGCGTCGAGGTGGATCAGTACCAAAAACCAATTGCCTATCACATCTTTCAGGGCAATCCGTACGAAGCCTCTTTCGGCTCATCCAATCGCCAGCGCATTCCCGCCGATCAAATCATCCATTGGATCGTGGCTCACCGCACCGGACAGACGCGCGGTTATCCGTGGATGGCCTCCGGCATGGGCCAGTTGCGGATGCTTGACGGATACTTCCAGGCGGAGCTGGCCGCCGCGCGCATCGGCGCTTCCATCATGATGTCTATCGAGACGGCTAAGGATGGCGACCCAGAAGCCGATGAAATCGAAGGCGACGGCATCAACGCCGATGGTTCCAAAGCTATCGACATCGGCATCGGCAGCGCCATCGACCTCACGGGCACCGGGGCCACGCTCAACAATCACACGCCCACGCATCCCACCAACGCCTTTGACCCGTTCACAAAGCAATCGGGACGGCTGATCGCATCCGGTTTCAACGTTCCCTATCACTCGCTCTTCAACGATCTAAGCGGTGTCAATTACAGCTCCGCGCGCATCGGCGAGATGGAGGTACGTGAGTTTTGGATGGAGATGCAGACCTCGTTTATCGACAACGTGACAGAGCCTATCTACGATGCGTGGCTCGGCGCTGCTCTCCTCAATCAAGCCGTAGCCCTGCCCTTTGCAGATCGCAAGCGGTTCTGCGGTGAATTCATCAAGTGGGAGCCGCGCCGCTGGCCATGGATCGATCCGCTCAAGGACGTGCAAGCCAACACCTTGCTCGTGCAAAACGGCTTTGAGACGCATGAAAGCATCCTCAACAGCGTGGGCCGTGACCTGGAAGAAACCTACACGTCGCTGGCGCGTGAGCAGGAACTTGCGGACGACTTAGGCATCGCGCTTGGCACCGATATTCGCGGCCAGGGAACGAGCGAAATCAACAACGAAGATGAGACGCCGGAAGATGCCACCGGCGCAGAGCCGAAAGACAACGAAGAAAAGCCCGAGTCTCAAGCCACAACCAAACCCGGCAAGCCGAAGGCCGGAACAAGGCCCGCGTCGGCCAAGCCGAAAGTGAAACTCGGCCGTAGCCTCACGCGCGGAATGCACCCCGCCAACGCGGCGCTGTGGGACCTGACGAAAGAGGAAAGTGAATGAAGACGCTTATCCGAATCACCCTCATCACCCTCGCAATGCTTTGCGGAATCGCATCGCTCCCCGCGCAGACTGTGAAGACTGTACCCTGTTCGTCTTTGGTGGCCGGCACTCAGGGAACGGTGACCGTGCAAGCCTCAAATCTTGGCGGCTTGACGCCTCTCACGGGCATTGTGTCCTTTCAGCCCACGTTGGCGAATGGCGTAGCGGCCAGTTTCCAGATGCCGAACGGTGGCCAGGCCATCTCTCTAGCCTGCACAACCTACGCTGTGGCGGGCGTGTTTTCAATCACCCTTCCCGATGTCACATTGACCACGCCTCGCAATCTGTGTTTCAAGGTAACCGCGCAGCTCAACGGCGCACAGGTTCTTGGACCGGGATATTCATGCGTTCAACCGCATGGGACCGCAACGTCGCCAGCCGATTGGTGCCAGGCTGGCGTGTGCAACTTCGATAACTACATCCCCGTGCTGACTGCCCCGCAAACCAGTTTCCCTGGTTTGCCTGGGCCGCCCGACATGGTTGGCATGTGGAATTCGATGGTAAGCAACAACATCACCGCCGGGGGGGCCATCACGCCCGTTGCGCTTACCGACGCGGCGGTGGTCACGTGGAGCGCCACGAATCCCAACCTCAACGAGGCAACGTTGCCGCTCTACACTTTGGCCGGTCCATCGACCAACTGCGGCGCTACGCCCCTGACATCGTGCCTGCCGACTGCGGACGGTCTCACCGCGCGAACCATCAATCTCACGGGCATGGTGCCTGGCGGACGTTACTTGCTGATCCTCAATGCCATGGGCGAGGCCGCCGGAGCGCAGACCGTCACTCTCGGATCGGGCTGCACCTGGCAGTGGACTCCGGGGAATGTGTCGGTGTCCGGAAATAGCTTTGTAATTCCCGTCTGGGTTAACTTCAGCACTCTTGTGGTGTGGAGTTATGACGGGGCGAGCTGCGCCGGCACAGTTGTTGACTAATCACCGCATCGTGTTTTCGATGCCCTAACCAAGTTGTTCCCATGGAGGGAATATGAAACTGAAAGTCGCAGTAATCGGATTGGCTTCCGTAGTGGCTGTGCTGAGTGCGTGTGCGATCTTGTTACCATTGCCGTCTGCCGGCGCGCAGAGCGCACAGCAAACGCCCATCGCGTATGACACGCTGGGCCATCCCATCTACGGCGGCCTAGATTGCGTCTCCAAGACGGCTCCGGCGGTTTGCGCCAACGACCTCACCGGCTCCGTGGTTGTGGCGGTCGGCGCTACCACCGTAGTGGTCAATGACTCTGCGGTTGCTTCCGGATCGCACATTATTGTGCAGGAAGACTCCTCGCTGGGCACCAACCTGGGCGTTACCTGTAACACCACGCCGGCCACCGCGCCACCCACCGTCTCCGCGCGCGCCGTCGGAACCAGCTTCACCATCACTACGACCGCGCCTTCCACCAACCCGCGCTGTTTCAGCTTCCATCTGTTCAGCTAAGCCGGAGATTCAATGACGCCGTATTACGAACATGCTGGAATCACGATCTATTGCGGCGATTGCCGGGAAGTGCTAGAGGAGGGCAGCGTAAATGCTGCCCTCCTCTGCACCGATCCGCCGTACGGCATTGGGGCGGCGCGCCATAAGTTTGGCGGCCACGGTGTAAAGCAACACCACACCGGCCTGGCGGCCGGAAAGATGATTGCCAAGCGCGATTACGGCGATGGTGTTTGGGACGATGCGCCGCCCGATGCGGAGCTGATAGACCTCATCCGCTCATGCGCGCCTTACCAGATCATTTTCGGCGGCAATTACTTTCAACTTCCGCCCTCGAAGTGCTGGCTCGTGTGGGATAAGTTGCGCGGCAATACAGACTTTGCCGACTGTGAATTGGCGTGGACCAATCTCAACAAGAGTGTGCGCCGCATCGCTTATCGATGGAATGGCTTTCTTGTGCAGCCGGGCAGCAAAGATGTGCGCACGCATCCAACGCAGAAACCCCAAGACGTGATGCGCTGGGCCATCCTGCAAGCGCCCGACACGTGTAAGTCCGTGCTCGATCCATTCATGGGCAGTGGCACAACGTTAGAAGCTGCCAAGGCCCTGGGCTTGTCTGCAATCGGCATTGAGCGCGAGGAGCGTTACTGCGAAATTGCAGCGCAACGCCTCAGCCAGGAAATGCTCATCACTGTGTGATGCGAAATTGGCGGCCTTTTCTCTTTCCGCCGCACAGTGAAGTTATGAGCACTAAGAGCATACCGGCGGCGCTTCCGATGCAGTATCGGGCCGCGAAAATCGATGCGGAGCCGAAAGAGGGCGAACGGCTGTCTGGCCCCGATCCGGGCCGGTTTCGCTTTGCCGTCTCCAGTGAAACTCCGTATCTGCGGAATTATTGGGAGGGTGCGGCGAATGAGATTCTTCAGCACGATAAGAAGAGCATTCGCACAGATCGCCTCGATTCCGGCCAGGTTCCC